CATCAGTTTGATGATCTTATTGTACTTAAAAACAACCAAGGAACAGAAGAAACCCGAGTCCGTCATATGGATTATGGGGTTGTGCTTAGTGCTTTCTTCTGGAGACGATTTAAAAACAAAGAAAACATAACCTTTTTTGACCCCAATGAAGTGCCCGACCTGTATGAAGCGTTCTACACAAACACTGCACTGTTTGAAGAACTGTATGTCAAGTACGAAAAGCGTAAGGACTTGCGTACAAAAACCATGGCAGCAGAAGAAGTATTCAAGTCGGGCATACTAAAAGAGCGCACTGATACCGGACGTATCTACCTTGTGTTCATTGACAACGTGATGAAGCAAGGACCGTTTGATCCTGAGTATCACACCATTTACCAGAGTAACCTTTGCTGTGAAATACTTTTACCTACTAAATCCTTTAAACGTCTGGATGACGAGTCTGGTCGTATTGCACTTTGCACACTGGGCTCAATCAATTGGGGTGCGTTCCGTAACCCAGAAGATATGCGCCGTGCTTGTCGCATACTGCATCGTAGCCTCAACAACATTCTTGACTATCAAGACTTTCTTTCCATCCAGTCTAAGCTATCCAATGACGAAATCAGACCGCTTGGGATCGGCATCACCAACCTTGCCTACTGGCACGCCAAGCGAAGCCTCAGTTACGGAGAGCGAGACTCCTTGGCTGAAGTCAAGACGTGGATGGAACACCAGGCCTACTACCTGACAGAGATGTCAGTGGAACTGGCTAAGGAACGTGGTCGTTGTGTAGATTCTGACAGAACACGTTACGGCCAAGGTGTTTTTCCTTGGGAACTACGTGCCAAAGGTGTTAATGAACTTGCGGACTTTACACCAGAACTAAACTGGGAAAGTCTACGTGCAGAAATGCGCAGTTATGGTGTTCGCAATGCAACATCTATGGCCATTGCTCCTGTGGAGAGTAGTTCAGTTGTGATCAACTCAACCAACGGCATCGAAATGCCAATGAGTTTGATCTCAGTTAAAGAATCCAAGGCAGGTTCGCTGACACAGGTTGTACCCGAGTATCACAAACTCAAGAATAAATATCAACAGATGTGGGCGCAGAAGGACTGCGATGGTTACTTGAAAACAGCGGCTGTGTTGGCGGCCTATGTTGACCAAAGTATCAGCACCAACACATTCTACAATCCAGCACACTTTGCTGACCGTAAAGTGCCAACTACATTGATTGCTCGGAACTTGATGCAGGCACACCACTGGGGATTGAAAACATTCTACTACAGTTTGATCAACAAGGCCGGTAGTAAAATGAAAGTCACTGATGAAGCGGCACCTCTTGAAGCAATTGATTTTGATCTTGAGGAAGACTGCGAAAGCTGTAAACTGTGAACAGCGTAGAAAAGATCTGGGCTCGAGCAACTGGGCACTTGATGGGCGAGAGTGATCATGACCGTCCTGATGTGCCTATACTAACACTTCGAGAAGCTCGAATAGCCTTGTTCTTTAAAACATTTTGGGTTATAATACATATTATAACTTGTGGTTTTATCATAGCCAACACAATTAGACACTGGTAATACAATGAGCCAACAACAATACAATTTAAAAACAAAAACAGACTATCTCAATCGCAAGATGTTTCTTGATCCTGCAGGCCCTGTGACTATCCAGCGATTTGAGGAGGTTAAATATCAGAAACTAGCCAAGTACGAGCAAGAGGCACGTGGATTCTTTTGGGTACCCGAAGAGATTTCGTTGACCAAAGATTCACAAGACTTTAAAGATGCGTCAGACACAGTCAAGCATATCTTCACCAGCAATCTGCTACGTCAAACTGCGCTGGATAGTTTGCAAGGACGTGGTCCAAGTCAAATCTTTACGCCGGTAGTATCATTGCCAGAACTAGAAGCGTTGGTTTACAACTGGACGTTCTTTGAAACTAACATTCATAGTCGCAGTTACAGTCATATTATTCGCAACATCTACAACGTGCCCAAGGAAATGTTCAACACAATTCATGACACTAAAGAAATTGTAGATATGGCATCAAGTGTAGGCAACTATTACGACCGACTACACATGATCAACTGCCGTAAAGAATTATTAGAAGACTTTCCCGAGCGTGAACACATCAAAGCAATCTGGATGGCCTTACATGCAAGCTACGCATTAGAAGCATTTCGCTTCATGGTATCATTTGCCACAAGTCTAGCCATGGTAGAGAACAAGATCTTCATTGGCAACGGCAATATCATTCAGTTGATCCTGCAGGATGAAATCTTACACAAAGAGTGGACCGGTTGGATGATTAATCAAGTGGTCAAAGAAGATCCACGCTTTGCTGCCATCAAAGGTGAATGTGAAGCAGAAGTGTATCAGCTGTACATGGATGTTATTCGTGAAGAAAAAGAGTGGGCAGAATACCTGTTCAAGTTTGGGCCCGTGATTGGACTCAATGCCAACATCCTGCGTGACTTTGTGGACTTCACTGCTAAAAACGCACTCAATGAGATTGGCATTAAATATCTGGCACCTGCTCCTAAGTCAACACCAATCCCTTGGTTTAACAAACATGTCAACACGTCGAACAAACAAACTGCACTGCAAGAGAACGAGTCGACTAACTATGTTATCGGCATCATGAGTGACACGCTAGATTACGACGAATTACCAAATTTATAAAAAGGAAAATATGAAAGCTACAGTATGGAGTAAAGATCAGTGCCCTTATTGCGACCAAGCCAAGGCATTGTTAAAGCAAAAGGGCATTGAGTTTGAAGAACGCAATGTGACTAGAGACTGGACTCGAGAACAACTATTAGAAGCAGTACCAACTGCCAGAACAGTGCCGCAAATATTTTTAGATGATAAACTTGTTGGCGGATTTACAGAACTTAAAAAGTTATTTGAACAGGAAAACGCTGTTGGGTACAGCGACGGAGTATTATAATATGTTAATTGATAAAGGCGCCTCAATAGGTGAAGTAGTGACGTTTAAACTAACGTCCGGTGAAGAGTTAATTGGAAAATTAATTGAAGAAACCGATGTATACTATAAACTGTCACGTCCAATGGTGATTGCCATGGGCGCCCAGGGTCCTGGACTGATGCCTTATTTGTTCACAGTGAGTCCGGACAAAGATATCAAACTGTCAAAGGGCACAGTCACAGTGGTGGCAGCCACAGATAAGGCCTTTGCTGATCAGTTTATTCAAAGCACCACCGGCATTATTGTACGATAAATAACGCACAAGGACAAACACATGCCAAACGTACAACGACAGGGTGACACAAACTCAGTAGGCGGAGCAGCCGGGGCAGGAGTGGCATCTGTGCGAGTAAATGGCATACCTATTGTGGTTGACGGTACCAGTGTTTCGGCCCATGCACCATGGCCTCAACGTAGATACAACCCGCACCCACCACACGCTGCCGCAGGCACTGCTGGCGGCAGTGGCACAGTACGTGCCGGCGGCAAACCTGTTGTTAGAACAGGAGACGCTGACACATGTGGACATGCTCGTGTAGGCGGCAGTCCTGACGTAAGGGCAGGATAATGGCCGGATCATTGTCGCCACTGCAACTGCAAGCTGCTGCTGGTTTATTTCAAAATCAAGGCTACATTATTGTTGCAAATTTAACTGCCAATGTTAATGCATATAACTCAACTGCGTTGTTGACTCCTTTGATAAATGCCATCGGCAATGCAGGACCCGCCGCCGGGAATTTAACACCAGAAACAATAGCGTCACTACAAACATTTGCCAACACCACTTGCCCTGCACTAGCCGATTCCATAGTGGCCAACATTGTAGCACCTGTATCAACCACATTGAGTAATCCTGGAATGTCCGGCATTATTACACTGACCGCAGAAGCGTACATGGGCAACGTCGATCTCAGTATATTTGCACAGAATTTTATTCAGGCAAATAGTTATTGCTCAACTGTGAATAGTTTTATCAACAGCGCAGTAAACGCCAACGATTATTTAGGTCCTACATTTACTGGCATGGACAATCTTGTCACAGCAGGCCTTACTGAGATCAATCGTGCCACGGCAGCCACGGGCGATGACTTGTACAATGCTGGTCAATACATTGATCTAGGCAATCTTGACAACTACGGAACCCCGTTGGCACTGATACAACAGATATCTCGTCGTGCTGGAACCATTAGTCCGTTGATCTCAGTATTGAGCACAGCCGGCGTGCCCGATAACATTATTCTCAATCTCAATGATCCTGCTGTGGTAGTTACTGACACTGTGCAAAAACTTATGTATAACGCATTGCTTGGTGTCACCGGTGACGAACTTGCAAATATATTAAGAATCCTAGATGTATGGACTCCAAACATCAACACATTGGCAGACTTATTGAATCCTGCTGTGATGTTGCCCAACAGTTATCCATCGCTGACAACACCAACTGCAGATGGTCCACGTGCTATTTACATCACTGCTCCGGTGGAACCACCTGTTGACTACGATAATTTAACCCCTGAACAGAGTCAGTTAATACTCGACGAAGAAGCTGCCGTGAGAGCAATTGATCGTCCACTGGCCTGTGAGATACGTCAAAGTGAAAATCCAGTCACTGCAGGATCCACTGCCAGTCCTGTTACAGGAGACACTTCCGGCAACACAGGATCTGGCAATCAATACACACCCAATAGTGCATTGTTACCAGCAGTGGCCGGCGACCAAGCTGGCATAAGTTATGAGCGACTGAGCGTGATGACAACGCCAGGACTGGCACTGGTCAACAAAGCATTATCCTGCTCACTTGACCAAGTTACCAATATTGGTCGTATGAATTTACCACAGTTGTCTGCGGCATTTTTAGCAGCCGAGACCAACAAAGGGTTGCCAGCAATCCTAGACCAGACTGCTCCATTACCAACTGCAGACGTAAGCTACTATGCAAATAGTATAGCAACAGGATCTGGCGTAAATGGAACTATATTGTTGACTGATATTCTTGGAACTCCAGCAACCCAGAATGTTGCTGACAATATTGGAAACTGTGTTGCTATTATTAATAATTTGCAAACAGCAAATGCATTGGGTAATTTGATTACCATATACAATGGCATATACGCAAACACAATTGCGTCAGACGAGGCCAATGTATTGTTGTTGATTCCAATAGCAGTGACTGAGATTGGAAATATTATTGCTGCCTACCCTACAGAAACGGCCAGTCTTAACACAAACTTTTCAGCAATCAGCACACAGATAACAAAAGAAACTGAATTACAAGTTCGAGCAGGTATGGATGTTGGCAATGTACTAGGCAATAACCAATCGGCTATTATGAGTTTTGTGTCGTCGCTACCGAGTTTTGGGCTTGACACCAAAGTAGGCGGTTCAGCGCAGTATCTAGAACTTGTGGCCAACATTGATTTGTCAACTGCCAATACCATTGCTGAAACAAGTGCAGGTCAATCTACTGTGGCAGTGCTACGTGAAGGCCGCACAACAGCCGCCCTTAATGTTGCAGGTGTAGGGACATCAGCTACCACTGTGGACCCAATACCATCAACTCCGCCTCCGCAAGCTGTGTTAAGCAGTTCTAGAATCTTTGAAAGAGAAGCGCAGAGTCAAGTAATTTATTAAATCCACCCGCCAAAGTCGGTGGATAAATTAATCGGATGAACTTCCCATCCGTCTTGTGCCCATCGTAGTAACATCAATAATGTGTCTAAATAGTTCATTTATCAAACTCCTGCACTAGATATACGAGAATTATTGCCCCAAATATTATAATTTGAACCGCGACTAATCCTATGTCCATGATTACTTCCAATAATTGTATTTGCTGGCAGGACTTTGACGATATTCGTGAATCATCTCTGCCCAGGCAATTAACCCGTCATACACTGTGTTGATAATTTTTTTCATAGATAACTTCCTTGCCGGCGGTCATATTCTCTAGTCCAATGATCTACATCAGACACATCTTGTACATTCTTGCTTGCTAAGAAGGCTTCTAACTTGTTTTGATAGTTCTGTGATGGGAACATCTCGGCTAGACGCTCAATTAGTTTTGCTATTGTTGCTGTCATTGCTTTTTCCTTTAGTATTGTAGAAACTCGTGGTTTCTACTGAGTTATTTATGTTGCGTCGCAATATACCTAGTGGTTTCTACTAATAAAATAGTCAAAAATAAACCCACTTGAAAGTGGGTTTATGTGGTACCGTGTGTTTCGTGATACCGTTTAAGCGCCAGCATTCTGGCCACGTATAATCTATATTGAACGTAATCGGAAAGTTCGTCGTCCGGAACTAGTTGTCCAAACTCTGCGCTTCTCCGATTACGCCCAAATTTGACTTCATCATCTATGACAAAGTCTTCATCATCAAGATTATTTCGCGGCTGGAGTAGCGGCTTTGCTGTCTGCTTTAGGTGCGTCTTTCTTAGCAGGCTCACTTTTTGCAGGCGTTGCTGTCGCAGGAGCGGCAGGGGCTGTGGCAGCAGGTTTGGCTTCTGCTTTCTTTTCTTCTTTCTTGGCAGCAGGTGCTTGAGCAAATGCAGAAAGAGCAACAGTGGTGGCGATTAAAGCGATAAGTTGTTTCATGGTATCTCCTTGATTAGAAACTGTAGACCTGGACTTTCCTGGCTACACATATATAACGCCACAGCCTGCACATCGGTTGACACAGAATTGGTATTTTGTTATAATTTGGGCATATAGTAAAAAAAAGGCACATATGGAATTGCACGTTGAAGCCGGACCCAAAACCAAACGCTACATTGAAGCACTGGTTCCCAGCATGTTGGCCCAGCTTGGACTTGCTAAAAATCAAAAATTGCTGATGATCAAAGTGGACCCTGATCTAGATGAATTGGGCACCACAATTCCCTTGACAGGAATTGACACTTACTTGGTGGTGTTAAAACCCACTAGAGATCTGTATGCCCTGGGCGTTACCCTGGCCCATGAGCTGGTGCATGTACGACAGATGGCTAGAGGCATACTAAAAATCATGCCAAAAGGCAAAAAATGGCGGGGCAAATACTATGGCAGAAATGTGGCATATTTACAACAGCCCTGGGAATTAGATGCCTTTGCCCGGCAAGAAATTGTGTTTCGCAGAGCAATTGAGTTGTGATTTCGGTTGACCAATAATTCCCGAACTGCTATAATCATAGTATGAAATTAGATACAAATGAAATTTTGCAGTGGGCCGGGGCTATTTTTATAGTAGCAGGCCATAGCCTAAATGCAGTGGGTCCAACAGCCCATCCTTACAATATCCTTACATTTTTTATTGGGACTATTTTGTTCCTGATCTGGACTGTGCGTGTTGCAAATAAACCACAGATGTTTGTAAATCTTGTAAGTGTTGCAATTGGGCTGATTGGGCTGATAAAAGCCATTGGTTGACCGAATATTGCCCTTTTGCTATAATATAGCATAGTTTAACAAAAAGGAGCCAAAAATGACTTTAAGATACGAAACAGTTGGTGAAATGATTACTCAAAACGAACAAGAAAAATCAATCCGCGTCGCGGTTGGACGAGACATGCAACGTCAACGTGAAATTGGCATGTATGGCATCACCGAAGCTGACATGTGTGAAAACATCGAATCTTCGATCACATTCAAAACTTCGGGTCCTGCAATGATTGTGGCCAGCTTGATGAGTGATGCACAAGAGATGATGGCTTACGAAAAGCCCAATTCCCGCACTATTGAAGCTCAGCGTCAACTGCTCAATCGTGCTAAATTTGTCTTGTTTACCTACATCATGGACAAACAAAACGGTTGACCCGAAATTCCCAAACTGTTATAATACTTGTATAGAAACTAAAAAGGATTCCGAAATGACAGCAATAGCAACACAGATCACAGAGCAGTTGGTACAAGATGCAACCAATGAAGCAGGCATTCAGGCACGTACAGCGGCCAAGGCATTCCACGCCAAACATGGCGATCGTGATGCTTGTGGATTTGCTTGGGTCAATGTGTTTGGCGTTCGCTCAAACTCAAAATTGGGCAAGTGGTTGCAGGCCGCAGGCTTCCGTAAGGACTACACAGGTGCATTGAGCCTGTGGAACCCCAGTGGCTTCCCAACACAGAGCATCAGCATTTTGGAAGCAGGTGCAGAAGCCTATGCCGAAGTACTGAAGACCAAACTGGGCCTGACACAGGTCTACGCCGGAAGCAGATTAGATTGATTGACCGATAATTCCCAAACTGCTATAATATACACATAGTAAGAAAAAAGGAAAAAAGATGTCAAGTTTTGCCGAAGATGTATTTGCAATTAATCCCAATATCACAGCAGAGAATGATGTTCTTGCACTAGGGTTTGAGGTTGTAAAAAAAGCACAAGGACTCAAGTCCGCCCGGTACTATTTTTGGTACCATGAAGATTTCCCTTCAGATTTAATTAATGAATATTTTTGGTTGCAACAACAGAAAGAGGTAGCGTAAAATGGGTACACGTTCAAGAATTGGTGTCATGCACGGCGACGTTTGTAAATCAGTCTACTGTCACTGGGACGGCTATCTGGACCACAATGGTGTAATATTGCAAGAGCACTATTATGACAGTGCCAAAGCCAACCACCTGGTGTCACTGGGCGACATTTCTTCTTTGGCTCGCAACATTGACTTTCCAGATGGCGAGTTTCATACTTTTGGTTCTCCTATGGAAAATGTAACTGTGTTTTACGGTCGTGACCGTGATGAAGACGGCACAGATTTTGCAACAGATCATACCTTTGAAGCGTTCTTTGAACGTGCCAAAAATTGCGGTGCAGAGTGGTATTACATTATGAAAGATGGTGTATGGTACGTGGGCAATACACATGAAAATGACGCCCGGTATTACCAAAAGTTGGTGTTGTTATTGAAGGCCTTAGTGGACGAAATGGAAGTCAGCAAGACCTGGGACTCAGTTGACCTGTAATTCCCAAACTGCTATAATACACACATAGTAAACGAAACAGGAGCCTGAGATGGATATCAAAGAAATTAACTCTGCAATTATGTTTGGTAATTTGACCAATGATCAGTTGTCCAGTGTGATTGATGCAGTGAAGTTTGCCCGAGCGCAACTGACCCAACAAAAGAAACGCAGTTTCTCAATCGGCGACAAGGTAAAGTTTACCAGCAATCGCAATGGATTGACATACGTTGGCAACGTTCGTAAAGTTAAAATTAAATTTGTGCTGGTTAGTACGCCAGGCGGTGTGTTCAATGTGCCAGCCAACATGTTGGAGACAGCATGAACAACAAGATCTTCAGTTACAAAATGCAGATGCAACTGACCGAACAAGAACTGGCCCAGTTCCGTGCCGCGTTTGCCGAGTTACAAAATGAAGTAACAGAAATATTCTTAGAAACAGAACAGCACAATGGCTTTCAAGCCGCCAATAAAGTGATCAATCGTGTTCGGAACAGGTAAGTGCCCGCACCTAGTTTCCGTCAACAAATCAGGAGAAAGACAATGGGACTTGACATGTATGCATACGTGGCCGCAAAGGAAGGCCAACAACGTGAGTTTTATGAGAGTGCCGAATTTGATGATGATACCAAAGATTTTGTTAACAAGACAGTAGAACAGCCTCGTGAGATTGCTTACTGGCGCAAGCATCCTAATCTGCATGGCTGGATGGAACAACTTTGGAAAAGTCGCAATGGCGGCAACTGTGATGGCAGCAACTTCAACGGCATTGAGTTAGAACTTACATGGGCGGATCTTGAAGCACTTGAACTGGATGTCATTGCTGGCACACTGCCCAGTACGTCAGGTTTCTTTTTTGGCAATGAAGCAGATGAACACTATCGAGAACAAGATCTCAAGTTTGTCCGCGACGCTCGTGCAGAATTGTTTTGTGGATTGAAAGTATTTTACAATAGTAGTTGGTAACATCATATGAAAATTGGACTTAGTTATAGCCGTTGCGTTCTAGACATTGTCGAAGGTCGTGTGGCCATTGAAGATGTGCTGGTATTAATCACTCGTACAGATTTTAATCCATGTGATGACGAACAGTGGGCAGGGATCTGGGATGGATACACCTTGGGTAGATTAAGCAATCCTGAATGGGGTCACTATGACTTTAACAGCAAGGACGACGAGGACAAGTTCCGTAGTGTGAGCTGTATGCTGTACGAAGATGGCAGAATGCATCAGCCTCGACAGTTTGGAGCTCGCCCAAGACGTCGACCCGAAATCTGGTTGGAAACAGTATTGCCTGACAGTGAGCTGGAATCTCGACCCGCTGTGAAAGATGCCTGGGATCAGTTTCAAACTCTAGCCGGTTTGACCAATGTCAAGCTAGACCGAGAATATCAATGAAGAAAATCTATTACGAAAAAAAAGGCCGCAGGTATGTGCCTGTGAGTGAGTACGACAGCGAGTACTTGGACAGTTTCTCTCGAGGCACACATCTTGTAATGTGCTATCCGGGCGGACAGAGTCGTCGTTTCAATATTGATCCTGCTTATGCTCCTATGATTGCCGCTGGCCGTGTTGCTGAAGAAGCTATCTGCGAGGTGATTCGCAAAGTTAGCGAACTACGTCCACAACAAACTCCTATCACTCTGGGACAAAAGAAAGCCTGGGAGAAATTGGCCAAAGAATTTGGCAGCGAACTTGCCACATTGTCTGGGCTATGCATACGTGACTGTGCCGAAGCAGGGGTCAAGGCCATGCAGGCAGAAGCTGACAAATTGATGAAGCACGAAAGTGTTCGAGTGGCATATGAGCAATTCCTATTGGTATGTAAACTAACACAATCTGACTCAGAACGAAAATAAATATATGAATGAAACAAACTTCTCAGACCCAAGGTTTGCGGGCACAATGGTAACAGGTTGGATTCATGACCTGGAAAGCTCGGACAGTCGAATACACAAAGAAAAAACTATTGAAAAGGCATTGGTAGCCGCCCAGTTGGGCAGTTCTGATGCACAGGCCTTCTTGTTCAATTGTTATCAGGCCTACAACCCTTTTTATGTGTTTGGCATCCGACAAGTGCCCGAGACTGAGGGCTTAACTGGTCAATCAAATCCATGGCCTAAGTTTTGGGCGTTGTTGGAAAGTCTACGTACCCGTAGCGTCACAGGTAATCGAGCACGTGAGGCCATTGATGAATGTAGCCAACAGTTTGACAGTGAAGAATGGAACAACGTATGTCGTCGTGTCATTATTAAAGACCTGCGTTGTGGGATATCAGAGAAGACACTGAACAAAGTTCTGGGCCGAACTGAATGGAAGATCCCGGTGTTCAGTTGCCAACTGGCACAGGACAGTACAGACCATCCTAAGAAACTTCGAGGCATCAAACGTCTGGAAGTCAAGCTGGATGGTGTGCGTGTGTTGGCAGTTGTGAATGGATCTGCGTGTACATTGTACAGCCGTAATGGCAAAGAGTTTGAGAACTTCCCACAGATTGCAGACTTTATTGAAGAACATCGCAAAGCATTCCAACGTGATTCTGCCTTTGGCGGACAGTTTGTGTTGGATGGTGAGATTGTGGGCAAGAATTTCCAGGACTTGATGAAACAAGCACAACGCAAACGAGATGCCAAAACCACAGACATGATTTATCATGTATTTGATATCTTGCCACTGAGTGAGTTCCGCGATGGTTTCTGTAATCTACAGCAACACAACCGTATCGATCTGTTGAAACGTACACAAACACACCTGCCAGAATCTGGCTGTGTGCAGATCATGCCCGGCATGGATGTGGACTTGGACACAGCCGAAGGACATGATGTCATGCGCAGGTTTGCCGAAGCCAGTGTGGAAGAAGGCTACGAAGGTATCATGATCAAAAGCATGGATGCGCCATATGAGTGCCGACGCAGTGACTTTTGGATGAAATGGAAACCCACAATCACAGTTGATCTCAATATTGTAGGTTTTGAAGAAGGAACTGGTCGCAATCAGGGCCGGTTGGGTGCTATAATATGTGAAGGAGTTGATAATGACAGAAATATTCGTGTTAATGTTGGTAGCGGTTTGTCTGATAGCAATCGCGATGAGTATTGGGCCGCTCGCGATGAGCTTCTTGCTCGGGTGGTTGAGGTTGAAGCGGACGCAGTTACTCAAAACCAAGACGGATCATACAGTTTGAGATTTCCTCGCTTTGTGCGATTCCGTGGATTTGAACCAGGAGAGAAATTGTGAAGGTACACCAAAAGTATTGACATATTAAACAGATTGTTATATACTACATGTTATTAAGGAAAACATCATGGCGAAAACTAAAACAGTAAACAAAATCAGTGACAAATTGGTCAAGGTCGGCGAATCATTCTCAGTGTACATGTACGACAATGCATACATGATTGAAGTAAGTGGCCGCGACAGTGAAAACGACTACAAAACAGTCAAGCTCATGGTTCCTGCATTGGATCAATTGCAGGCCCTGATCAAAGAAACTACAGAAATGGACCGGGATGACTAATCATGGCAACTTGGATATTAAAAACCCTGCACAAAAAGTCTGCTGTTGAACGACAGTTCTGGTTCAAAGCCGGCAAAACAATCATTCGCGAAGAAGGTTATCGGTGGGGCGAATTCTATTGTGAAAGCGATGATCGACCAGAGATTGACTTGGTCAATGCTGATGGATATAATCTAAGCGAAAGCGACTACGACTGGGAACTGACCAGTCTTGATGATGGCTGTTGGGCTGATTGGACTTTTCCAGAAGACATGACGGAAGAAGAGCAAGCAGAGATTGAAGCAGCCTGGGATGAAGATTACTTTGACGGCATGGAAGAATTGGGGTGGCGCAATGATGATACAGAATACATCTTACGAGGTCCGTTGGAACTGTCTGATGAAGATGGTACAGTAATAGCACAAGGAGAATGATGATGGGTAAATTTTTAGAATGGTGTAATCGTAACAGTAAATCAATTAGCCTTACAATCGGCGGGTTGAATCTACTGTCTGGGCTAAGTGCATTGATTAATAGCAACTATGCACTTGCTATAGTGGGATTTACAATTGGTGGCGCCCTTATATTTGACGCTTATCGGGGATTCAAATGATCACAATGCAACAGTTTATGGAAGCTATTAATTATCGTATCTCCGAAGGCGGCGATTACGGATGGGCTTGTTACGGTTCTAATTCACATCAACTGAGTGCGTGGAACGGTGTTCACGGTACCGGCGGCTGGAGTGCCAATATTGTGTTTAGTACCAAAAGTCAAAAGGTATACGAAGTGACAGTGTGTGACTACACACACGAACGTGCATATCGCTTGATCAATCCCAAGTACCGAGACAAGAACACAGCCGAGGCTACCCGTCGTGGTGAGTTGGGTAATCAAGCATGGGACGATGTTGACTACATTGACTTGGAGATCGAAGAAGATTTCCTGGAAAAGATGGAGGCCATTGTGGCAGGTGAGATCTACGACACTCGTGTACAAATGCAAGTGGATTTTTCGGATGAAGAGCTGTTGACATACATGAAGCTAGCACATGACCAGGACATGACATTTAATGAATTTGTTGAACAAGCATTAAGAGCCGCAATTGAGCAACACAAGTCGGACAAGTTTGCAGATGACTATGCACAAGATTTAGGATAATATGGCCGTAATAAAAAGTGTACGGTCTGATTATTATTTAAATTTTATCAAGGACGATCCTGTTCGTCCTCACTTACCTGTCTTTTGGCGTGTGGATCCCAATCGTGAAGTGTATGTGTTAGAAGATGATACTACAAATGAAGTACTGGCCGTAATCTGTGCGGCATTCTGCAATCAAGTTCCCACAGACGAAGGCGAGTTAGAAAAGTTTTCTACTCCTACCACTCCCGATGAACCTATTGGTGAAGTCGTGGTGTTCTACACAGTATGGAGTTACCGACCTGGTGCTGGCCGAGAACTTGTTTTGGGTGCAGCCAAACTGATCAAAGATACAATGCCAGTAAAACGATTTATAACATTAAGTCCGCAAACTGAAATGGCTCGTAAATTTCATTTGCGTAACGGTGCAGTTGTATTACAAGTCAACACAACATCGGTCAATTACGAATATCTATTCAATGAATGATACAAGAAACCGAACAAGAAAAACTCATACGCTATCTTAAAGGCGTTCGGTATGTGGTCATTAACACATGCCATGGTGGATATGGGCTAAGTCAAGAAGCTGAGTTTTTATATCTTAAACAATCATTGACTGACTACACAACACAAGATCGAGAAAGCCGTTTTGATACTGAACGATACGGGCCGCTAATTCTGGTCAATGGAAAGATCTGGTACAGCAGTGATATTCCGCGTGATGATCCAGTGCTGGTGTCAGTGGTGCGTGAGCTGGGTGACCGAGCCAATGGTAATTTTGCCGAGTTAAAAATTGTAGAGGTACCTGCCTCAGTAGACTGGCAAATAGACGAATATGACGGCAGAGAATGGATCGCCGAAGTGCATCGAACATGGGACTAAAACAGATAAATATTACACTATGTTTCTAAGTTTAATTACGTTGGCAGTGGCACTGAGCCTGTCGGTCATTGCGGCCTGGTATTCAATTGCAGGCCTTGCGGCCATATTTGCCGCCGCTGTGGTGCCAATCATAATCATGGGTGGCATCCTAGAACTGGCCAAAGTAGTGGTCACGCTGTGGCTACATGAACACTGGCGCCAATGCCGTTGGTTAATGAAGGCTTATCTGGTACCAGCGGTGTTTATGCTGATGGTTATCACTTCCATGGGTATCTTTGGATTTCTTTCCAAAGCACATTCTGATCAAAGCATGGTGTCCGGCGACGTACAAGCCAAAATTGCTTTGTATGACGAAAAGATCAAAATTGAACGGGAAAACATAGATGCTAATCGCCGAGCACTCAAACAGATGGATGAGGCTGTGGACCAAGTTATGGGTCGCAGTGCAGATGAAAAAGGGGCGGACAAAGCAGTTGCCATACGCAGAGCCCAGCAGAAAGAACGTGCTCGCCTCCTTACAGACATTGCAGAAGCTCAAAAGAAAATCACAGTTCTCAATGAACAACGTGCGCCGATTGCGGTCGAAGTACGCAAAGTAGAAGCCGAAGTTGGGCCGATCAAATACATAGCCGCACTTATCTATGGTGACAATCCTGACTCTAATCTATTAGAAAAAGCAGTACGCTGGGTGATTATAATATTGGTCACAGTGTTTGACCCATTGGCCATCATGATGCTGTTGGCTGCCAGTGAGAGTCTAAGGTGGCACAGAGAAAAAAAATACAAAGCAGACGACGGTCCATTGACTGATGAACAAGTAGAACAGCTACGAGATCTAGTAGAAGATTTGCCTGCAGGAAACCCAGTTGTTGTCAGCACCTTGTTTCCAGAAGACACCACTATTAACTGTGCCCGATGTGATACTACTCTGGTAGATGCACCTGGCATTGGACTATTTTGTCCCAACAAAGATTGTAACACAAACGGAGAGCAACATGACGCAGACGAAGATTTACCCGTGGCAGAAGTTCCTACTGACAGGATTGATGAAACAGAAACAATCAAAAAGGATGTCGTTGCCGACAATATTGAAACACCCGATACAGAAGATGATCACCTGGACGAAATGGATGCTGAAACCAAAGCAGCCGCACGTCGGTGGAAAGAAGACCACCCGACCCGCACCTTAAAGGCACAACGACGTTTATACGAACTCGGTGCAATTGATAACCTACCTTGGATGGATCCTGCATATCTGGAACTAACACCTGACAACGCACCTGCAAAAGAAAACTCCACTGGATTTGGAACAGTATTTCCGTCGGCTCCAATGAAAGGTGACACTTTCTTGCGTGTTGATCGGTTGCCAAGTGTACTGTACAAGTACAATGGAAATAATTGGATAGAGGTAGACAAGCAATTAAACAATCGCTATGCTTACAATGAAGCCTACATTGATCACTTGATTGTGAAAATTGATTCAGGTGAATATGATCCGGACCTGTTGAGTGAAGCAGAACAAGAACAAATCAAACGCCGCTTGACTGGACAATAACATGATCTCTAAAACAACACCTACACATTGTAATTTTTGTAACAAGCACAAAGACCAAGTGGGCAAACTGATTGTAGGACACAATGTTGGTATATGCAACGAGTGTGTGGAATTCTGTCACGGGCTGTTGCTGTCAAAAGAACATGCTGTAAAATCTACTGTACAGTCTGTACTAGACCCACGTGAGATACACCAGTACCTGGATCAATATGTGATTGGACAGTCCGGTGCCAAGATTGTGTTAAGTGTAGCAATTACCAATCACTACAAACGAATTGGTAACCCAGATCCCCAAAACGAAATACAAAAAGCCAACATCTTAATGACTGGGCCAACCGGCACAGGTAAAACACTTATGGCTCGCACAGTGGCCCGGTACTTGGATGTGCCGTTTGTTATTGCAGACGCCACAACACTGACAGAAGCAGGATATGTAGGTGACGATGTTGACAGTTTAATTGCTAGACTATTCCATGCCAGCGGCAACGATGTTGAACGCACACAACGTGGAATTGTGTTCCTAGACGAAGTAGATAAGATTGCTCGCAAAGGTGAAAGTAGTACTGTATCACGTGATGTGAGTGGCGAAGGTGTTCAACAAGCACTGCTTAAACTGATCGAAGGCACACGATGTAAAGTGCCAAATCAAGGAGTGCGCAAAACATCCAGCAGTGAAACAATTGACATTGACACTGCCAACATACTGTTTATTGTAGGTGGTGCATTTGTTGGACTAGACAAAGTGATCAAAGCACGTACACAAGGCACGTCGATTGGGTTTGGCGCCAGCACTGTCAAAGAAAATGTATCCGAAGCAATCACACCCGACGATTTAGTACGTTATGGAATGATTCCAGAGTTTGTGGGACGGTTCCCATCTATTATACAGTTGGAAGAACTAACTAAATCTCAACTTATTACTATTTTGACAGAAGTAAAAAACAACTTGGTCAGTCAGTACAGATGGTTGTTTAACCAGGATGGTGTGGCCCTGGACTTTGATGCCGACAGTATAGACCTAATTGCAGAACGCACAATCACCACAAAAACTGGTGCTCGTGGATTACACACAGAACTCGAACGTGTACTCTTGCCCCATATGTACAACTTAAAAGATTATCAGTCTCGCAATATTTTAAAAATTGCCATTGATAAAACACAAGTTACTACTCCTATCCGATTAGAACAACAAAATTCGTAACAGATCAGTTGACACAGCACTCAGCATGTGTTATAATTCATTATTATAAGGAAACACTATGAAATTAATCCCTATTCGTGACCGCATCGTTGTGCAGTTGATTGAAGCAGAAACTACAACTGCCAGTGGTCTAATTATCCCAGATGCAGCCGCAGAAAAACCCAGCCAGGGCGATGTACTTGCTGTGGGCACAGGTCGTATTGCCGAAGATGGCGAACTAGTGCCGATGGTGGTTAAGGTCGGCGATCGTGTGTTGTTCAGCAAAACTGCTGTGCAAAAAGTCAAAGTTGACAACAAAGAATTTAACTTTGTGTACGAAACCGACATCATGGCAATTATAAAACAAACTGTATAAAATCTGTGATAAATAATATTGTAGTGCCCATAGTGGGGCTACATTATAAGTCATCTTGCTTAATAAAGGAGAAAACAAATGACAAAAACTCTCACCCTTCGCTCTTTCGACATTCCCGCACTGCACAAATTTGGTATCGGTTTTGATAACATGTTTGATGATCTTATGCGTGTGAGTGCTCAACAAGGCAACACCAATTACCCGCCCTATAACATTGTACAAGTCAGCGATGACGAGTATAAGATCAGTATAGCTGTGGCCGGATTTAGTCTAGACAACTTGGCAGTGACCAAGGACAAAAAAATTCTAGTTATCGAAGGCAAACAAAATATAGGCGAGTTAATGGACGAAGAGTCTGTGAACTATTTGCACAAAGGAATCAGTGAGCGTAGTTTCCGTAGAGAATTCCAACTGGCGGACCATGTGGAAATTACCAATGCACATCTTGAACTTGGCATTTTAAGCATTCATCTAAAACGTGAAGTTCCAGAAGAAGCTCGGCCAAAGACCATTGCAATCACCTACACAGTCTAATATAATAGTGTAAATACAGTGGGGGCATGTCATGCCCCCACACTACAAAAGGATATAAAATGGCAGATACAAATACAATACCAAAATCAAAAGTAGAATTTCGTGAGCCGCCATTATTCAAAATTATCTACTTGAACGATAACAAAACATCTGTGGATTTTGTAGTTGAAAGTTTGATACGACATTTTGAGTACACCGCAGAAACTGCTGTGACAATTACAGAAGATATTCAC